CGGTAACGGCTACCTTAACCACCGAGGTATATCGGAATGAGTTTACCAGGTCTTCTCAGGACCTAGGTGCCGGAACATAGTGTCGTTGGAGGTCGGGGAGCATGGAAATCAACAACTCACGCTGCTCAGACTGCTTGGGCCACCAGAACCCCGCATCCCCACTCTCACCAACACGGTGATCGTGGGAATACAGGGTGAAGTACCTTTGCCAGTCCTCAGGCATTAAGTCAATTATCCACGGTTCGACTATTTCACCCAACCCTTGACGGCAGTCAAAATAATTCTCCAGCAAGGTTTGCGTCGCCGCATCCAAGCCAAATACTTTCTCAACCACCTCGCGGCTGCCCGGTCCTACAGGTTTCGCTTCCAGGGGCATCTTCAATGCCTCCAGTAAAATAGACCGCTGCCACCACCCAATTCCGCGGGACTCTAGCACGAAGCGGACGTCCACCCCGGACGTCTCACGCAGGATGTATGACGCCAAACTCGTCACCACCGGGCATGCTGGGTACTGATATAACATTGACAACCCCTTACATCTTAGGAGTGCTTTTAATTTGCCTGACCTGGCATTCACATACTCCCGAGACGTCCACGCACAGCTCGCTAGCACCTTGCGTGGATCTGTCAAGACCTCCAACTCTTCCTCATCAAAGACGAGGCCACAGAAGGACATCTCGGAGAAGCTGTCATATTCCTCTAATGTTATTACCATCCCCAACTTCGCGAAGTCCGCGACTGTTGGTGCGTGTCCTTCCCCAGAACACGCATTATCGTCACCTTCGACGACCAATCTCGGCTCTCCGAACCCTACTTCCTTGCAAACGAAGTAGAAAACGCACATAGTGGTCCAACCATTGCCTAGCGACGTACACATCTCCCCAGACATGCGCGTCGCATCAAGGCTCGCTGTGAAGAACTTGTTTCGCAGGTGGTTTTTCCCCATCACAAAAGTATCAAAGTTACGCATAAACTCGTCATGTTCTGGCAAGTTTCGCGTCATGTGGTCGTACAGCTCGCGTTCGCACGCGGCCATAAGGCCACTGGTGAACAGCGACTCGTAACTCACGAAATCGCTGCACACATACTTGACTCCCGTGCGACGGAGGTGCTCATTTATGTAGCGGGCCCGATCCTTTGTCGGGATATGCTTAATGAATTCCTCCATCTTGTACACTTCCTTCTCTATCGCCGAGAAGATGGGTCCAAATCGGACCTTCATTTCATCCTTCCTAGCATTTATCGCTCGAGCCTGTTTGAACTTGATGTACCCTTCGTCCTTCATAAAGCACTGGACACGGGCTTGGTCCCAGGTCGCGGGGCCAACTTCCACCACCAAATGGTAGACATCAAGCAGCTCTTGCTTACGCCAATCGGGATGGTTTATCCCCTTAACCCACGTATCCACCGACACATCGGTCGCGGGCTCAAGCGGAATAAGTCTTTCAATACACAGTTTCCTTACGAACTGCTTTAACTCATCCAGCTTTCCTGGCTCGGGTTTTGGGGGATCAAACGCAAATCGTTTTAACACACCGCCTACCAGGGTCAATCCGTCTCCCAAGTCAGGTTTAGGCAGACAGGAGACACATGGCCCTAACGAAACGGCCACCGGTCGGCGAACCTGGTTGAACCGAAGCAGCCCGGGACGAAGCATTAAGCCGAAGCTTGGCTTTATCCCAGACCACATCGGAAGATCCAGGTCCCCCAGCCGGTAACCGTACGTTACTTTTCGCGTGTTGGGGCGGTGCGTGGAAAAGGCACTACACATGTCTTCTCCTTTTGAGCCTTAACAAGGCCATACGCAACAAGCTTGGTGTGCTCCACCATGTTGTCAAGCGCATTGTCAGTACGGTCAATCGAGATTGCGTGCAAA